AACGCTACTACAATGGCTGCGAACACGTGGATCAAGTGGAACAGTTAGCGATTGAATATGCCACGCAACTGTTCAACTGCCGCTATGCCAATGTACAACCACATTCAGGTGCCAATGCTAATCTAGCAGTGTTCAAAGCATTTCTTAAACCAGGCGATAAGGTAGTTGGTATGGATCTAGCATCCGGTGGCCACTTGAGCCACGGTGCTGGAGTTAACGTGTCAGGTGCATGGTTTGAAGCACACAGCTACGGAGTAGATAGTGGTGGATTTATTGACTATGATGCTGTGCAGGAATTGGTACAGTTTATCAAACCCAAGATGGTGATTGCAGGTGCCAGTGCCTACAGTCAAGTGATTGATTGGGCACGATTTAGAGAGATTGCAGATTCAGTTGATGCTATGCTGTTGGTAGACATGGCACACTACTCCGGTCTAGTGGCAGGCGGAGAATATCCAAGTCCGTTTCCCTATGCAGATGTAGTAACGTCAACCACACACAAAGGACTACGCGGACCAAGAGGTGGTATCATACTTTGGAATGATCTAGATTACAGTCGTAAGCTCAACTCAGCAATCTTTCCGGGTACACAGGGCGGACCACTCATGCACATCATTGCTGCCAAGGCTCAATGTTTCTATGAAGCACTACAACCAGAGTTTAAGTTGTATGCCAAACGCATTCGCATTAATGCACATGCTATGGTGCAGACATTTTTAGATGCCGGCGTTGACGTTGTTAGTGGCGGAACACAATGCCATATGTTTACTGTAGACCTACGTAAAGAACAACTAAGTGGTAGACAATATGCTGATCTGCTTGAAGAACACGGCATCACAGTAAACAAAAATGGTGTGCCAGGCGAAACACGTACTTTTATAGAAACGTCCGGTGTACGTATTGGTGTAGCGGCAGAAACTACACGGGGTCACCGCGAAGCATGGTTTAAAGCACTGGCTACCCGTATGATCGCTATCCTACGCAATGGAAAGTAAACAGTTTGCTTGGTTCCCCGTCAGAGTAACTAGTAAAAAGTTAATTTGGCTTAAATACTACTTCCAGCACCAAGAACTATATGACACAAGTACAGGCCGCGCGCCGTTAAACAGTCTATACTTCAAATGGACTGAAACGGCCCAGGAAAAAACCTGGCGACTACTGAAAGAAAGCGCAGTACACAATAGAAACGTGTGGAATGAACCATCACTAACACAACAGGATAAATTATGAGTAAAGCACAATACAATTTAACAATCAAGACAGACTATCTGAATCGCAAGATGTTTCTGGATCCAGCTGGTCCAGTGGTCATCCAACGTTTTGAAGAAGTAAAATACAAAAAGATTGCAGACTTTGATCAAACAGCACAGGGATTCTTCTGGCGTCCCGAGGAAGTATCCTTGACCAAAGATGCCAACGATTTTAAAGACTCTAGTGATGCTGTTAAACACATCTTCACCAGCAACTTACTGCGTCAAACAGCACTGGACAGCTTGCAAGGTCGTGGCCCAGTACAGGTGTTTACTCCCGTAGTCAGCTTGCCAGAATTAGAAGCATTAATGTACAACTGGAGCTTCTTTGAAACTAACATTCATAGTCGTAGCTATAGCCATATCATCCGTAATATCTATAATGTACCTAAAGAAGTGTTTAATACAATTCACGAGACTGAAGAAATTATAGGAATGGCATCAAGTGTAGGCAACTACTATGACAAACTGCACGTTATCAACTGCCGCAAGGAACTCGGAGAAGTTATTCCTGAGAAAGAACACATCCGTGCTATCTGGATGGCGCTACATGCATCATACGCACTAGAAGCGTTCCGGTTTATGGTCAGCTTTGCCACCAGCCTGGCCATGGTAGAGAACAAGATTTTTATTGGCAACGGCAACATCATCAGCCTGATCCTACAAGACGAACTGCTACACAAAGGATGGACTGCCTACATGATCAATCAAGTGGTCAAGGAAGATGCAAGATTTGTTGCTGCCAGAACAGAATGCGAAGCTGAGGTGTATGCCTTGTATGTGGATGTGATTCGCGAAGAGAAAGCCTGGGCCGATTATCTGTTCAAGAAAGGACCAGTAATTGGGCTAAATGCCAACATTCTCAAAGACTTTGTAGACTATACTGCTGTAGACGCACTGAAACAAATTGGCATTAAGTATCGAGCCAGTGCTCCTAAAAGCACTCCCATTCCTTGGTTTAACAAGCATACTGACACAAGTAAAAAACAAACAGCCCTACAGGAATCAGAATCAACTAATTACGTCATCGGAGCGATGAGTGAAAATCTTGACTATGATGAATTGCCAGCTATATAATATATTATGTATAAAGCACAATTCAAAAGAAACAACCCCTACGAATCTTGGACAACTATAGGATCATACGGCAGCGAGCAGTCAGCAATGTCAGCAGCACTTAGTTATAAAAACAAAGGTGTGTTAATGGTCCGTGTTACAGATAAGAAGGGCGCTGTAATTTATTCAAACTAAAGGAAAAATATGTCAGAAGTAATCGTATGGAGCAAGTACCACTGCCCCTATTGTGATCAAGCCAAAGCACTGTTAGGAAGCCGCGGCATTAAGTTTAAAGAAAATAAAATCGGTGACGGTTACACTAAAGAAGAATTGTTAGAAGCTGTGCCTACTGCACGAACTGTACCACAGATTATCATCAATGGTAAAAGCATTGGCGGATTCACGGAACTAAAAAAATACATCGAAGAAACAAATTTTAACGGAACCGGATACTCACTATGATCATTGACAAAGGCCTAAGCACAGGCGAAGTGATAACTCTTAAATTAACATCAGGCGAAGAGCTTGTTGCACGATTAGACGAAGAAACTGCTACTCATTACAAGTTAACAAAACCAATGGTAATCGGAATGGGAGAGAAAGGTCCAGGCCTAATGCCTTACCTGTTTACAGTTAGCCCTGATCGAACAATTCCCCTGTTAAAAACTACAGTAACAGTGGTAGTAGCATCAGACAAAGTGTTTGCTGATCAGTACATGCGGAGCACTACGGGTATTGCACTGAGTTAAATACTAGTATGACCAATCCTACTGTATCGCCAACACCTGCCGCTGGCAACAGCCCCAGCGGCGATCGTGTTCCCGTTCCACACACGCACCCTCATACAGCAATAACAGGGTTGAGATGGGACGGAAATGGTAGAGTAGAGCCTGCATATGATTCAGGTAATGTCTACGCAAATGGTGTAGTAATTGCCTTGTACAATGCTGCAACTACATTAGGCAGTTTTTCCGCTCCCACTGTGCCTAGAGTGACGGTTACATCGGCAGTACAGAACGTAGAAGGTGACGATGCCAACACTGAAGGCAAGGTGCAAGCGGATAGGTTCCTAGCAGAAGGACGTATCACTCCTGATGAACACCGAACAATAACTACTACTCCTACTCCTCAAACTGAAGGCGTAAAACCCGGAACAGTCATAGCCGGAAGAGAAAACAACACGGTGATCAGCGGAATAACATTTGAAACTGTGCTAACTCCTAATGGCACTACACTAGCGCAATTGATTAAAAACGTTACTTTTCCTAGAACACTAGCGCAATTAAACGAACACAGTTCGTCTGTTCCTAATGCAAATGCTGTGGTTAATAATCTTGCAGCATTAGCGCTCAACGTTATAGAACCGATTAAAGCAAAATATCCAGATGCACTAATTACAAATAGTTATCGTCAGGGACTCACATCTTCTAGTCAACACAATACGGGGCAGGCCTGCGACCTACAATTTCGAGGAGTTTCCGCACACGACTACTACAATATAGCTGTGTGGATCAGTAAGAATATACCCTACGATCAATTATTATTAGAATACCTTCCGAGTAAAACAGTATGGATACATATTAGTTATGCTATTCCTAATTTGCCCTACGGTGGCAGATCTGTTAGAAAAAGCAAAGGTATAGCAGCAACACTTGCAACACTAAATGGCGCTGCTGGTGGAAAGTTTACACCTAATTTACATGCAGACATTATACAGGCTGCAATAATCAACAAGGTGGTAGCAGCATGAAAATAAAAAAATTCTTATGGACTGTGTTAGGATTCCTTAGCCTAGGGATGGCCTATATAGGAATCATTACTCCGGGACTTCCTTACAGTATTTTTGTAGTGTTTTCCGCCTATTGTTTTAGCAAGGGCAGTGAGCGCATGCGCCGCTGGATTTATAATCACAAACTGTTCGGACCGTTCTTGACCAACTGGGGGGAGAAAAGAGTGTTCCCAACCAAGATGAAATGGTTCATGCTGGCCATGATGAGTAGCAGTTTGATCATTATGTGGTTCACCGGAATCAAACCCATAGGCATTGTCAGCACGGCAGTGTTTATGGCTCTAGTAGCAACGTGGGCTTGGCGATTTCCCAGCAGTGTTGCAGAACATCAACGTAGAATAGACAACGGAGAACGAGTCGGATGGCTAAAATAACTCTAGAACAACTGTGTGACATTGCATTTGCTGTAGAAGAGGGTGACCCATTTGATTGGGGTGCGTTCAAACAAGGCAAACAAGAAGCCATGAACATGATTGCTGCCAGCATACTTGAGCAGTTTGACAAAGAAAACATGTCAGACGCTGATAGATTGATCTTGTTGGCAACCATTACCAAACTGGTAACAGAAAACATGATCTTGCATACCAAGATACTGGGCATGGCCAAGAATGAAATGTGAAACCGGTGATCTTGCCAAAATAATCTACAGCATACGCCCACAGAATCTAGGCAAAACTGTGTTGGTAGAAACTTATATCGGACACTTCACGCAAGGTGATGAATTTAATTTCCGCGGTGTTGTGTGCAAAGCACAGGTTACTGATCATTTTTGGTGGATTGCAACAGAATACGGACTGCAAAATATGC